TTTCATTTCAATCAACCGAATCTATAACAACCTACAACTAGCGAAGAAAGTTTCTCTTAACTCTGCTTACGGTGCCCTTGGTTCTCAATACTTCCGTTTCTATGACCTGCGTATGGCTCTCGCTGTTACTATTGCTGGTCAGTTATCGATTCGGTGGATTGAAAAGAAAATTAACACTTACATGAACCGAATACTTAGCACATACGGTAAAGACTATGTTATTGCTTCAGATACAGATTCAATTTATCTCAACCTTGGTCCACTGGTGGATAATATCATTGAAAAGGACTTCAAGGTTGAGAAAGTTATCTCCATCATGGACAAAATCTGTGAAGATAAAATTCAACCATATATTGACGAAAGTTTTAAAGAACTTGCTGAATATACTCACGCATACGAACAAAAGATGCAGATGAAGAGAGAAGGTCTCTCTAACAAAGGTATCTGGACTGCAAAGAAACGGTACATTCTGAATGTCTATAACAATGAAGGCGTTCAGTATAATGAACCTGATATGAAGGTCATGGGTCTTGAGATGATTAAATCTTCAACACCTGCAGCTGTTCGTTCGAAGATGAAAGAAGCAATTAAACTTATGATTTCTGGCACACAAGAAGATATTCATAAATTTATTGCAGATTTTCGAAGTGAATTTCGCACGCTGCCGGTCGAAGATATCTCTTTTCCTAGAGGCCTGAATGGTCTTAAGACCTATGCTGATAATGTTATCATGTATAAGAAAGGCACACCAATCCATGTCAAGGGTGCAATTCTATACAATCACTATCTCAAAGCTAAGGGTCTAGACAAGAAGTATCAGGTGATTAAAGAGGGTGAGAAGTTAAAGTTCACCTATCTCAAATCACCTAACCCTTTCAAAGATACTGTTGTTTCGTTCCCAAATAGATTGCCTAAAGAATTTGAGTTACAGCAATACATAGATTATGACTTGCAGTTTAGTAAATCATTCATCGAACCAATCAAAATCATCCTTGACTGTATGGGCTGGACAGTTGAGACTACCAATTCTTTGGATAGTTTTTTCGGATGAGTGATATCAAGGTAATAAAAACTGGCATCAATGTCTCTAAGATGTTGAAACAGATAAACCAATATCCCGAAGACTGGGGTAACCAAAAGAAGATGAAAGATGCAGACTCATTACTTAACTACGGGTATCAAGAGTTAAGTGCTGATGTTCTGCAATTGGTCATTGGTGGTGTAGAAAGTGTGGATCAATATGTTGGTGACACCGAGATTTGTGTACCAACACCGGCATATGATAGACACACCGAGATGATTAACTTTATGAAGAGGCATTTTCCTAACTTCAAACGGTGTGGTTATCTTTCACTACCCATTGGTGGTGTTGTAGATAAACACATTGATGTTGGTACATACTACCTTGATAAAGATAGGTTTCACCTTGCCATACAAGGCAAGTATGAATACAGTTGCGGTGATGATACCGTGCTCGTTGAACCCGGTACACTATTGTGGTTCAACAATAAGAAGATGCACGGCACGGTAAATGTGGGTGATGTAACAAGGATTACATTCGTGTTTGATGTACCGCATAAGAAAAACAAACCGTATGATGTATGATTGCCACTAACAAAGTAAAAATACAGTATAATACATACAAACAGGAGTTATTATGAGTCTATTGGATAAGCTAAAGAAAAATACAACAATCAAAGATAGTGCGATTCTATCTAAATCGAAATTCTTTACCGAGAAAGACATGGTGCCAACCGAGGTGCCGATGATTAATGTTGCGCTCTCAGGCAAACTAGATGGCGGTATCATCCCTGGTCTTACTATGTGGGCAGGCCCATCGAAACACTTTAAAACGGCATTCAGTCTTCTAATGGCGAAGGCTTACATGGACAAGTATCCTGAAGCCGTTCTTTTATTCTATGATAGTGAGTTCGGTACACCAATCAAATACTTCGAAACATTTCAGATTGATATGGATCGTGTGATGCATACGCCGTTGACTGACATTGAACAGTTGAAGTTTGATATCATGCAACAGTTTGAGAACATCGAACGCGGTGATAAGTTGATGGTCATCCTTGATTCGATTGGTAACCTTGCATCAAAGAAAGAAGTTGAAGATGCACTTGAAGGTAAATCAGTTGCAGATATGAGCCGTGCGAAACAAGTTAAGAGTTTGTTCCGTATGGTAACACCTCACTTGAATCTTAAAGATATTCCAATGGTTGTAGTGAATCATACCTACAAAGAGATTGGTCTGTATCCGAAAGATATCGTTGGCGGTGGCACAGGTTCTTACTACTCTGCTGACAACATTTATATCCTTGGTCGCCAACAAGAGAAAGATGGCACCGAGATTGTGGGTTACAATTTTATTATCAATGTGGAGAAGTCCCGTTATGTTAAAGAGAAGAGTAAGATTCCTATTGCGGTATCTTTCGATGGTGGTATTCAGAAGTATTCTGGCCTACTCGACATTGCGATTGAAGGTAATTTTGTTTGCAAGCCGTCCAACGGTTGGTATGCCAAGGTCAATAAAGAAACTGGTGAGATTGGTGACAAGGTTCGATTTGACGCCACGCAGACAGATGAATACTGGCAACCACTACTCAAAGATGATGACTTCAAACAATTCGTAAACCAAAAATATGGAATAGCATATGGAAACATTATGGGAGCATCTCCAGTTCTGGAAGAAGAAAGTGCTTAAGGAGAATACAGACTATCGCTTTATTGATTTTGACAATACAGATATTACAGGTATTGAAATTCTCAAAGGCGATTTTGCTGGTGTAGTTTACCATTACGGTAAAGCAAGAGTGCAAGAAGAAGGTGAATTTGCGCGACTACAATTCGGTTATACACTTGTCAACCCTGGCAAACACGACAATGATGAGTTGCAAAACAACGAAGAATTTGTTAATATGATGGGTGACATACTCACACAAATTTTACTAAAGCAAACTAATGAATCGACTAGAACACTCAATATTGAAGAACCTGATATACAATGAAACATTTTGTCGTAAGGTTCTTCCATTCGTAAAGGCAGAATACTTTGCGGATGACACAGAAAGAGTTATATTCAGAGAGGTAAATACTTTTGTAAACACATACAAGAGTTTACCAACACATGAAGCTCTGGTGATTAACTTCACCGAGAGTGACCGTCTTACAGAACCTCAAGTAAGGAACTCTATTGCACTACTGAATGATATTCATCAGAACAAAGATGAACCAACAGAAGAGCAATGGCTGATTGAACAGACTGAGAAGTTTTGTCAAGACAAGGCAATCTATAATGCAATCATGGAATCTGTCTCCATCATGGATGACAAGACCTCAAAGAAATCTAAGGGTGAGATTCCACAGTTGCTGAGTGATGCTCTTGGTGTTTCGTTTGATGCCAATGTCGGTCATGATTATATTAACGATGCAGATTCTCGGTATGATTTTTATCATCGTGTAGAATCTCGTATTCGTTTTGACCTTGATATCTTTAACAAGATTACTAAAGGCGGTATGCCAACCAAGACATTGAATATCTGTCTTGCAGGTACCGGTGTCGGTAAGTCCTTGTTCATGTGTCATGTTGCCGCATCATGTATCAGTAACGGTCATAATGTATTGTATATCACACTTGAGATGGCAGAAGAAAGAATTGCAGAACGAATTGATGCAAACCTTTTAAACATTGACATACAAGAACTGAACACAATCAGTAAGGCTGACTATGATAGGAAGTTTAATGCATTGAAGAACAAGACTCAAGGCAAACTGATTATCAAAGAGTATCCAACTGCTGCGGCTTCTACACTACACTTCCGTGCTCTGTTGCAAGAGTTACACCTCAAGAAGAATTTTAAACCAGAAATTATCTTCATCGACTATTTGAATATCTGTTCTTCTGCTCGTATGAAACCTGGTAACAGCGTGAACAGTTATACTTACATCAAGGCAATTGCAGAAGAGTTGCGTGGTCTTGCTGTCGAGTTTGCTGTGCCTATCGTGAGTGCAACACAAACAACAAGAAGTGGTTTCACGAATAGTGATCCAGGTCTTGAAGATACTTCTGAATCGTTTGGTTTGCCTGCAACTGCCGACTTTATGTTTGCGTTGATAAGCACAGAAGAACTAGAACAACTTGGTCAGATTATGGTGAAGCAACTGAAGAATCGTTACTCTGATCCGAATACCTTTAAACGATTTGTTGTTGGTATCGACCGAGGTAAGATGAAGTTGTTTGATGCTGAAGCCGATGCACAAACAAACATTGCAGATAGTGGTCAAGAGATACCCGATAAACCTATAAACACCTTTGGTAATCGTGAGAAGAGGTTCAATTCTAAATTTGAAGGAGTTAGAGTATAATGGAATACACAAGTTACTGGGATGATGTTCTTACAAAAGACCAATGTGAAGATATCATCACTCGATTTGAGGCAGATAAAGAATACCATGAAGATACCTTTCTTGAAGGGCATCGACACTTTACTGAATTGAATATCACTAGGCGTGCAGATAAATGGAGTGATGTTCAGAACTTGCTGCTTGATAAGATGGAGTTGTATCTACCAAAATACAAACACATTTTCAATATTGATGAGAAGGTCTGGCCTGAGCAATTAGGGTTTGAACAATTCAGAATGAAGAAGTATGAAGCCAATGGTAAGGATGAATTTGCATTTCATGCTGACGTTGGTAATCATGCATCAGCAAGGAGATTTCTTGTATTCTTTTGGTACTTGAATGATGTTCATGTCGGTGGTGAAACAACATTTCAAAAACATCGGCGTGCTCGTGTCGAAAGAACTGTTCAAGCAAAACAAGGCCGACTGTTAGTGTTTCCTCCATTCTGGACACACCCGCATAGTGGCATGAAACCGATTAGCGGATCAAAATACATTATTGGTGGTTACTTACATTACCTATGAGCACATTAACAAAAGAACAAGCAACATATTGTGCAGAGGTATTCTCCGAATACTTCGATAAGTTTGGTCGTATCGATGAGTATATGCGTGAGCAGAAACTGGCATCTATGTCCGAGCGGTCACCTGTTTTGTTTGGCATGGGGCCAGAAGAAGATTTGTTTTCTGATTTCACCATGTCTCCTGCTGACATGAACATCA